TGGCGGTTATTTACTAACTTTTCCATATCTGTAATGCTACAGCTATCCCCGCACATAAGTCTATGATTTCCAAGGATATATATATCGCCTACCTTAGTTTTTGGCTCTTCGGGTACATCAGGCACAGCATCTTCGTCTGTCAGCCCTTCAGTTACTTCAGGCTCAAGCAATGCGTTTAGTTCTTTATCGTCAAACCCTAGCAATGCAAGGTCAAAGCCTTCATCTTCTAAGTCTTTCATTTCAATAGATAGCATTGCTGTGTCCCACCCTGCGTTTAATGCCAGCTTATTGTCAGCGATGATATAAGCCTTCTTTTGGCTTTCAGTCATATCTGAACAATCAATTGTGGGTACTTTGTCTAGCCCTAGCTTTTGGGCGGCCATCAATCTGCCATGCCCAGCAATAATGCCGACCCCGTCTACCAATATAGGGTTTCTAAAGCCAAATTCTTTGATGCTGGCGGCAATTTGCCCTACTTGTTCAGGGCTGTGGGTTCTGCTGTTCTTTGCGTAAGGGATTAGCTTATTTACAGCTACTTCTTGAATTTTCATATTTAACCAAGTGGTTGATTAAGATAAGTTAATTCTACTCTATTTTGTTGATTTGTTGTTGTAATAGATCTTTGCGGTTTATTGGTTTATTGTTTTGTTCTAATATTTTTACATCGGTAGGATCAAATATTGAATAAATATTGGCGTTGTTTTTGCCGCTTTTATCTTTTTTTATAATGCCTTGTATTCCTGCTTCTTGCAAAAAAGGCGTTGCTTTTGCGCCATCACCAAACTTTTCAGAAACAAACATAAATAAATCACCGCCTTTGTAATTGTCATAAATGTTAGGCGTTTTATCTGTTTTTATTGAATAACCATATTTTTTAAAATCTGCTTTTAGTTCATCTTCATATTTTTTTATAAAATCCATGACTATTTTTGGTTGCTGGGATAAAGGTGCATCAAAATTAATCATTTGTGCAATTTTTTCATCGGGCAAATCAATTTTATATACATTTTTACCAAAATTTTTAGCAAAATCTTCAGTGTCAGTAGCGTAAACACCTTTACCTAAAGCATTAACACCTCTACCTGTACCAACTTTTTCCAAATCAAATTTACTAAATTCATGTGGACTACCATGATAGGCCGTAATTGGCTGGATCATGCCTTGCTTGACCATGTAATTTTCAGCCATCATCCCTGCTTTTGGGGCTAATGCTTTAGCGGTGGCTACTGCTGCTGGGGCGGCAAAAGGGGCTGCCATACCTGCATATCCAATCGGTTCGCCTTGACTGTAGCCTTGCATATATGGTGCTTGGTTAGGGTCTAGTACGCTCATTTCTGTAGGCGGTAGGCTCATTGCACCTGCGGCAAAGCCTGTTTCCCTTGGCATAGGGTTTTTGCCTGTAACTAGCTGTGTAAATGCTTGCGGATTGGTCATAAAACGCCTAGCATCGTTAGGCAGTTCTACTAACCTGTTCGCACCTTGGCGCAAGAGTTCAGCCAACTTATCCATTACTTAACTTCTTTATCCAAGTCTTTAAGTTTGTTAGCAATTGCGGCTCTACGCTCTAAACGCAAACGCTGTTGTTTCTCTAATGTAGATTCTTTGTGCGGTTGCAGCAAAGAGTTCTCAGGTTTGATCTTTTCTTTTTTAAACATTACATATCCTTCATCTTGGATTCAATCATTTCTCTGCGTGTAGGCTTGGCAGCATCTTTAAAGTCTTGTGCGCTGGGTGCGCCTTTTGACCCTACTTTGCGCATTTTTTCGCCCGAACCCGCTTCGATCCTAGCCCTTTTTTTTGCGATATTTGCGTACAAACCGTTTTTCATATTAACAACTCCATCGTTTGCGGGCAGCTTTGCCCCTTTCGCCAGTCCATCCTGCCGACCTTGCACAGAAGCTATCGTGCCTTGGGCCACTAGATTGGGGTGCTTGTAAATTAGCATTGTTCTTGGCGTTGTATGCTTTTCTGCCTGCAGCCGTCATACCTGCGCCTTCTTCTACTGATTGGTAATGACGGCCTTTGCCTTTAGTTGTCTTGGCAATAGGCTTATCGTGCTTTTCTACTGCGGCACGAATGTCATCCCTTCTACTCATGCTTTTTCTTCAATGTACTTGGCATAAGCATCTTCTAGCTTGGCTTTGCGATCACCTTTAGCGTTCTCACGCTCAACGCTAAGTGCAATGGCTACGGCTTGTTTCTTAGGCTTGCCAGCTTTCATTTCGGTCTTGATGTTCTTACCGACTGCTTCTGCGCTACCTGATTTGACGAGTGGCATAAATATCCTTTTATTTCAAGAACTTAAGTTTGTAAGTCGTAGTGTTGATAAGGTCTGCAATCTCATCAATAATGTTTTGCAATTCGCTGTCTTGCGGCAGGTCTTGACGGGCTTCTTTAACAAAACTCTGCAAGGATTCTAAGTAGCGAATTGGGTCTTTAGGCTGGTGATATACGCTTGGAAAGCTGGTGAACTTGCCGTATTTGCCCATATAGGATTCAGCAAAAGTGTCGGTCAGATCAACGATGCTGTCGTAGTACTCAGCTAAAGCGATGTGTTTTGCGTAAGAATCAGTAGACCAATGGAAGAAATGCGTGTTAGTCGCTGAATGAAGCATTGTAGCTAGAAATAAAGCGCAATTTTCCATACAAATCCTTATGTTATGGGGGTAGTTTCCTCTATTTTATCAAGAATATCAATGATTACAAGACATTTACCGCCTTTAATTATTTCGCCACGCTGTAGGAATAACACATCAATTTGGGAGTCATCGTTAAATACGCCAGCACCGTTTCCACCGAGCGAATCCCATAATGACTTGACACGGTTATCCAAATCCTGCCTACGCTTGTTGGCAAAGTGAATGGTAATGTGCATCTCAATTCGAGCATCACCCAGCTTCGGCACTCGAAACTCCGATACATAGTCGGCAACCTGCTTTTTAAACTCAACCGCTTCTTTGCTCAAATAACGCCTGTAACCACTACTTTTAATGTAATGATTGACGGTTGGGGGCAGGGGTAAATTAAGTACGATCACTAATTAACTCCAAGGTTTGCTCAAGTAACTGCTCTTCAGATATGCCATATTCCCTTTCAAATCGCTTACGCCCCATTCCATGAATTGAGGTATTTGACCCAGTATGGTGGTACGGGCATAAGGGGATAACAGGGGCATCACTTCGTCTACCACCTCTTCTAATGTGATGCAAGTGCGCTTCTGTTCCCTCAGAGCCGAGATGCCTACATAATGAGCATCCCAGTTCAGCAATTTTTCTGTACTTTTCTTTTTCACTTTTAGTTGCCATTCATAACCTCAAAAGCACCTTGCCATACCTGCCAAGCATCTTGCATTGGGTAGTACCAGTAGTCACCGTTGGGTCGTTTAGAAAAATTATGGAAATCTTCTTTCCAATTGTCGGTAATCCATTGCTGAAACAGCTTTTCATCAATTTGCATTGGCATTGTCTACGCTTCGTTGTTCTAGTTTTTCTGCTGATTCTGCAATATCGACTGCAATTTCCATAATAAGCACTTTGTCATTCTTAGCAAGTGCTGTTTCATACATCTTTACAAGTGTTTTAAGTATAAGCAATTCTTCAGCTAAGTTAATCATCGGGTCATCTTTTCTAAGTTACGGTTGCTGGCTTGTTCGGTACGCCACGCATCAAAGCGCATTGTAGCGGCTGTAATCTGCCATTTTAGGGTTTCTGCGTTCTCGGTAGCCTTACCTATAGCCACGCACAAGTCTTGGTACTCTTGACTTGAATAGGCTTCTCGCTCTTGCCCACCAAGGCTTTGCTCACTTGACTTCTTCATCATAATGGCTTTAAGGCTTGATTTGTAGGCTTCTAGCTGGGCCAGTTGCCCTTTAGCTTCAGCATATTTTGGTGCGTGTGTGTATATGTAATTGATTGCTTCGTGTGGATCGTATTCTGTCATTTTCCTAATCTTTTCTTTATCAGCATCTTCATGCGTTCTTCATCGTTGGGGTACTGCGTTAGCAAGTGAACTACAACATTCCAACCCCGTCTTTTAGCTACCCCGATATACCAATAAACAAGGTAATCGTCATGCCTGTTCCTCAAGTTGCTTGATTCTTTGGCTGATCCTTGCCCGCCATTGTTGCCAACCTTCCCCTGCATACGCCTGTACTCCTATTTCTTGGGCTTTTTTTATCGTTAATTCTTCGCTGGAATACCAAGGTAATTCAGGCTTTTTGACTTTTTTGACTTCCATATCTAGTTCATCTTCCCAGCGACCTTGGTTAAGCCATGTAGCAGGGTGGGGTATAAAGTCTTTTTCCGTCTGTTTTAGCTTCCAGTACTCCAAATGATTAGGAAGGGCTACAAACGCATCTTCCTGCTCTTGACGAGTTAGCCTGTCCCATGACTTCTCGGCAGCCCTGCGGCCTTGTTTGCGGGGATATAAGGCATAAAAATCAGCAAAGTTCATTTGACCACCTTACTTTTGTATCTTGGTATATTGATCCGCTCAAAACAGGCGGTGCATTTCCACCGTGTTATCTTGCTTGTTTTAATCATCTTGCCGTAGTCTGCTGGGCGCATAACCTGACAGCTTGTGCAGTAGCGTTTTTCAGTCATTGCATATCCAAAAAAGTAGTATTCCAGCCAATACCATCAGGGTTGCAAATATAGCAAATACCCCGATGGCAAATACAATCATTACCGTTTCGATCATTGCAACACCCGTACGCTAGGTGGGCTTGGGGGTGTCATTGGTACGGTGTATTGGGGAATACCAATCGCTGACCCTTGTGGTGTTACGATTTGGTTGGGGTAAACCGTCAATGGTTGCCCAACGGTATTGCCTTGCGGGGTTAATACATTTACCGTGTTGCCGTTTTGCTGAATGTAGCCAGTAACCTGACCTTGTGGGTTTGTAATCACATAGGTTTGGGCATGGGCAGGTACGCCATAAGCAAACATTGCACCAATAATTGCGCCTAATATGCAAGCACCTAATAAATCTTTCATCACTCTCTCCTATTTCACTCGTTATTGAGTAATGCTAGTTTATTAAGTTATCTTAACTGTTGCAAGTCTTTTTTATAAAAGTGTTGTATTTATGTATATATAAGAAATTACTTGCTTTTTGGTGAACGAACCTAGCCTTCCTAGATTCGCCTTCAACTGTTTGCTTTTCGGAGCCACAGAACCCGCCAGTCGTTCGTTGAATAGGCACTAGCTTCGCCACCTATATTTGTGCTGTTACATCAACTATCCCCCAGTAGCACTTGTATATTGACTGCTGGTGTCGGTTCCCGCCCAGTCAATACCAAGCGGAAATAGAAAAAGCCCTTCAAAGGTAGTTTCTAAGTTGAACCCACTTTAGAAAAGACCAGCCAGCCTTTCCAAAATGCTCAAAAACTACCCTTCAAGGGCTTTAGGCTGGTATTTTACTAACGGGGTTCAATCCGCTTACCAGCAGTATAACAAACTTATTCCAACTCAGGCCAAATTAATTTATAAGTTTCGGGAAAAAGGTTTTTTCTAGTAATCAAACCATGCGATTCTTTTTCTAAAGTTGCCGCCAAAAACATCAATTTATCTTGCGGAATGTTGCTATTTTGCCACATAGATACGGCAGCAACGGAAGTGCCTACCATCTTTGATATGCGGGTTGGGCCACCTAAAAGTTTGATAATTGCGATTGGTTTCATACTTTAGTTATCTTAACTTATTTGTATCTTTTTTGCAAATATCTATTGACTTGTGGTTTAAGTTATCTTAATCTTTACATACCGCACTTGCGGTGACAACTACCGCAGTTGCGGTGAAATAGAAAGGTAAATTATGAGTGATTATGACCAGCAGTTAGCAGATCAAGCTCAAATGGAATTTGAGTTAGATGAAGTATTCAAAGACCTCGAAGATGGTGTACTTCTTACCGAGCGTCAAATAAGCCTACTACGCCATTGCTGTGGCTTTCCTGTAAAACACAAACCAAACCAAGTTCTCAAAGCTGTATTCGATGACTTCGGTACAACCTTTGGAGCAAACAAATGATTATTACCGATACGCAAAAAGATTTTAAAATCGCCCCTGCTGGCAACCATATTGCCCGCCTGTACTCCATTATTGACCTAGGTCATCAAGCTACGGAATGGAAGGGCGAAACCAAGATCATGCACAAGGTTGTATTTACTTGGGAACTGCATGGTGACGATGATGCTGGTCTGCCACTTAAAACCGATGACGGCAAGCCGTTAATCGTATCTAAACGCTATACAGTCAGCCTTGGCGATCAAGCACGGTTGCGTCAAGACTTAGAGGCATGGTCAGGTAAAAAAATGACTGCGGAAGATCGTAAGAACTTTGACCTTAAAGGCTTGCTGGGTAAGTTTTGCATGGTTAATATCACGCACTCGGAAGATGGCAAATACGCCAACATTAGCGGAATTAGCCCAGTACCGTCTGCCCTGCGTAGCGCACAACCTGAAGGCATCAATCCTACCAAAATGTTTTGGTTACAAGAATTTAGTCAAGCTGAATACGATGCGCTGCCTAAATACTACAAAGAGAAGATTGCAGAAAGTAGTGAATGGCGGGGTCAGAAATTGCGTGAAGCTGAAACACCTAAGATTGAAGATGACAACTTAAATGACATTCCGTTCTGAGGCCAATATGATAGTTAAAGAAAAGGTGGTAGAAAATGGTCATTGGTACACAAAAGACGGCACTCCAGCCTATACAACCATTGGCAAGACTGGGGAAAGAGCCACAACGCTTCGTGACGCACGGAAACTTGGACTTTTGCCAAGTGTTACAACAATTAACGGAATGTTATCGAAAGCAGGGCTTGATACATGGAAACAGCAACAAGTCCTCTTAGCAGCCTTAACCCTACCTAGATTGCCTGACGAACCTGAAAGTGAATGGCTTTCACGGGTAATGCAGGATTCAAAGGCTACGGGCCGTGAGGCTGCGGAACGAGGTACGGCTATTCATGCGGTAATTGAAGCGTATTTTGACCAAGTGTATATGCCTGAAAAGCCACCGTATTTAGACGGCATTGATAAAGCCTTAGAAAAGGCGTTTGGAAGCCAGCTATGGCTCTCAGAGAAGTCGTTTGGTCATCCGTTAGGGTTTGGTGGCAAATGCGATTTAATGGCTAAACCAATCAACGGTAAGGGTGATGGGTTTGTGGTTGATTTCAAGACCAAAGATACAAACCTAGACAAAGTTGATGTTTACTTTGAACATGAGATGCAACTGGCGGCTTACCGTGAAGGTCTTGGCGTTCCAGCAGCAAGGTGCGCTATTGTTTTTGTAAATGGTACGACCAATCAGGTCAAACTCATTGAAATTGAGGAGCAAAAGCTACAAAATGGCTGGGAATGCTTCCAACATTTACTGCGGGTTTACCAAATCAAGAACGGAATATAATGGTAGTTCCTTCACGGGAACGGGGGAAAGCAGATACGCTTCACATACGGGAATGTGAGTACCCCAACTATTCTTAGGGCGTTAAGCCGCCAAAGTAGGATGCAGTAAGTATGGAATTTTGCGGCTTTCTGCCATACAGCTTGCAACTGCCAAATACTGCCCTGTTGCTTTTTGGTCACA